AACTTTTGGTGCGCCGGATTTAGGGCTGCGCTTCCAAAGAATATCTGCGCGTTACACTTTAAGAATCCGGCAAGAGAAATTTGATCCAACAACCGGTAAGCCTGTGCATTTTGAACAGTTTTTACAGGATTTGCCCGCCGGTTCATACGCGCGGGAAAAAGCGGATTTTCTGCTTACTACATTCAAACAATTTACACGCAATTCACTTGAAACTCCGAATGTCATGCCTGGTGAAGTTTCTGGAATTATTACAGATGCAAAGGAGCCTCAATCATGAAACCTAAAATATACAAGCTAGCTAACCCAAAAGCGTTTTTACCAATGCCGGATAAGGGCGGGACTGCTTTCCCTGTTAAGGGCAGAAAAATAAATCCAAACAATCCGTATTACCGTCTTGCAATCAAGCAGGGTGATTTGATTGAGGCCAAAAGTGAAGTTTCACCGGCTGCTCAATCAAAATCCGCCAAAACTGAAAAGGAATAAAAAATGTCGTCAGTTTCATTCAATCGCATACCGCAAAATATTGTTGCGCCAATTTTTACATTTGAGGTTAATTCCGCAGGCAACTTTCAAAATGAAGGTAGGGTGCTGCTGATCGGCCACAAGAGCGATGCTGGCACAATGCAAAGCACTAAGACGTTTCCGGCTTCGATAAGTGAAGCGCGAAAACTGGCTGGTAAAGGTTCTATGCTTGCCGATATGTACCGTGTGATGGCGCGTTCCGGCGCAACTGATATTTGGATTTTACCGGTTGCTGAAACTGGTGTGGCGGAAATTCGTACATTAACCGTTGATACGGTTCCTGCAGGTGTTGGCCGAATTGAGATCGGCGGCGAGGCTGTTGAGGTTGAAGTTGCAACCGGCGATGACGATTCTACGGTGGCCGCATCTATTGCCGCCGCAATCAATGCTTATTATGACACTTTATCGCAAGCAGAATTGCAATGGACCGCAACGTCAAATGACGCTGTGGTGACTGTTACTGCGCGTCATAAGGGTGCGATTTTTAATGGTGAAGATTTTTACATTCGAACTACGGATAATGTTTTTGCTGGAACCGTAACAATCGCAACCGCAACATCCGGCACGGGTGATCCTGATTTATCAACCGCGCTTGGTTTGTTGAATGATGAGCCGTGGGATATTATTCTTTCACCGTTTTCTGATACTGATAGCCTTCAAGATTATGATGATTTGTTAAACGAAACAAATGGCAGATGGGCATGGAATCGTTTGGAATATGGCCATGTATTTACGGTTAAGCGCGGTTCTACGTCCGATATTACCACGCATGGTTCATCGCTCGATACTCGCCATTTAACAACAATTCCGATTTTCACTGGTATGGGACATTCAACCCCATCATGGCGTTGGCTGTGTGCGCAAGTTGGCGCTGTTTCAAATTGGTTGCGGGATGGTGTTGCTGGCGGCGTTTCTCGCGCACAAGAGGGGCTAATTGTGAAGGATGTTAATCCGCCGCGAGATCGCTCAGAATGGCCGCAATATGCTTTGCGAGATCAACTCTTAAAACTAGGTGTTTCTACTTGGAAAGTGGATGGCGCAGGCCGCGTGGTCATTGATAAGCTTGTGACGCATTATCAAACATTAAACGGTGCGCCGGATACGGTATTCCGCGACATACAATCCATATATCAAATAATATATGGATTGCGGTTTATGGGGGCGCAGCTTGCGTTTGAACACTCAAATAAAATCGCGGCTGATGACAATCCAGGCAATTTAGATGCTATCTCAACACCACGCGATGTTGAGGCAACCTTGATGCATGCTTACCGCAAATTAGTATTTGGCGGTGTTAGTGAAAACCTGCCTGAGTTTATCCGGCGCGTTAAGGTTGAGCGCAATTCGGACAATGCCAACCGGTATGATATTTTTGCGCCGATTGATCTAACCAATCCGTTGGATATTCTGGCCACAAATGCAGTAATCCACTCGCAGTTTTAAGCGTCTTTGCGGTTTGAAAACTGATCACAACAATCTTTAAAATTAGGAGAATATGATGGCTGGACAAGATTTTGGCGGCAAATGCTATTTGACATTTTCGGATGGCAAAAAGCTTTCTTTGCGGGCAGCATTTAAGCTTATGGGATCGCGCTATAAGAATGATGCAATTACCAATCAAGATGGAAGTGTTTCGCGTACTGTTGAGTTAGTTCCTTATCGTGCAGAAATTGAGTTTGAGGATAAGGGTATTAATCTTGATGATGTGATGCTTGCCACGCGCTTGGACATAACCGGCATTGAAGAATGGACCGGTGTAACGCATTTGTGGACGGATGCATTTATGGTTGGTGAACCGAATACGGACCGCGCTAGCGGTAATATTACCGGTCTAACGATTCACACCGATACATATAATCGTAAGGGCTAATTATGAAGCCTTCACCATTATCGCTTTCGCGCAAATATGATGCTCATGGCAAAGTGTTCGAAAAAATTGAATTTCGAGCAGTAAAGCTTGATGACTATCTGTCTATTGGTGAAGTGTCTGAGGTGCAACCAAACGGCTCAAAAGGGTTGATGGTGATTGAAATCCTGCCAGCAATTGCAGAATATATTGAACGGCTGGTTATTGAGCCTGGTTATGAGTGCTTAAATGATTTGGATTTGAATGATCAGATTGCACTCAAGGACCATATTAAGGATTTTTTTCAACAAGCGCGGCGGGCGTTGGACACAAAGGGCGAGAGCTTGTCTTTAGACTCGGGCAACCCGCCGCGCAAGTTGGACAAATGACATTTCAAGAAATCAATATTTGGTTTGATCAGGCGTTGATTTTTTTAGACAAAAGCGGACCTCATGGCAACAAGACAAGTTAGAGCTGATCTTATATTGGCAGCACAAGATCGTACGGCCCGTGCTTTTAGTTCGGTGAGCGGTCGGTTGGCTGCTGTTGAAAAGCGATCTAAGCGACTCAACCAAGAGAACGGACGCACTGCGCGTACAATGCTTGCCGTAGGTCGTGCCGCTGCCGTATGTTCTGCGGCGGCTGTTGCGGTCGGGGGTGCGGCGTATAGAAACTTTGCAGGTGATGAGCGGACTTTGACGCGAATTGGAATTACTGCTGAGGCAACACGTGAGGAAATGCAGGCGGTTCGCAATACGCTTTTCTCAATTTCCAAAGACACAGGTTTGCAGTTTGAGGATTCGGTGGTCGGGCTTGATGCGCTTACCGCATCTGGCAGAAATTTAAATGAAGCAATGGCTTTGTTGCCGTCAATCATGGCAACCGCGCAAGCGTCCGGTGCGAATGTTGATGACATTGCCACCTCAGCAGATGCCTTGTTTACATCGTTAAACATCAATGCTTCTGACATGCAAGGCGCGTTTGATATTCTTGTTGCTGGGGGCAAGGCGGGTAAGTTTGAGCTTAAGGATATGGCGCAGCATTTGCCGAGCCTAGCACCCGCTTTTAAGGCTTTGGGTTATGAAGGTGAAGCTGGTTTACGCAAACTTATTGTTGCGCTGCAAACGGTGCGGACACAAACCGGCTCATCTGGTGAGGCCGCGACTGCTTTTACAGATGTTTTAACAAAAATGGAAAGCCAAACCATCACCAATAACTTTAAAAAGTTTGGTGTTGATCTTAGGGGTAGTTTATCAACCGCGCGTAAGAATGGTGAGGATGTGCTTGATACCTTTATCAAGCTTTCACAACAGGCGGTTAAAGGTGATCTTTCTAAGTTACCACAATTGTTTACAGATAAGCAGATGCTTATTGGTATGCGCTCACTTATCACAAGTGCGGATGCAATGGAAAAATTCAATGCTGCATTGCAGAATACAGATGGCGCAACCTTAAAAGATTTGGGTGTCATACTTGATGATCAGCAGGCTAAAATTGATAAAATGTCCGTTTCGTTTGATCGGTTTATGGGCAATATTGGTGCGGGCGTTGCCGGTCCATTGGGTTCGTTGTTTGATAGTGCTAACGATAAGATGGATTTATCATCTGCGATATCAAGAGGGCTTGAGGGCAATGACGATTATAGCTCAATAGAAAAATACCTTCATGCCGCTTATCCAAATTTGAAAGATGAAAATATCCGCAAGGCGGCTATTAAGGGCGGTTATCAGTTTGAAAAATTTGAGGGCGGTGCGAGCGCAACGGGCAATATTCCTATCCCGCGTTCTGCACCGCTTGGCGGGGTTGCTCAAGCACCGGCTTCTGGTTTGAAAGCACCTGTTTTTCGCGGAAAATACGATCCGCGTGAAGATCCGGTATATAAGGCTCAAGCGCCTGTGCTTGCGCTTGAAAACACAAACCGTATTAGCAAAACCCTAGCTGATGAGGATGCCGCATTTGCTCAAACCCGTAGCGGCGAGCGGTTTATCGCGCCGCCGCAATTAACCGGAACTTATTCGGGTTCAGATTTTAATAAAAATTTTGACATTGATACGGGGCAGGCGGATGCAAAGATTGATGCGTTTAGTGCAAAAGCCGAAGCGCCAATGAAAGCAAGTCTTGATCTGGATACGAGTGCTGCTGAGGCCAAGCTTTCTGCACTTGAAAAAAGAAGTGCGCGGTTAGGCTCAGCCGCTGCGCGTAATCGCGGACGTTCAATGCCGGACCTTGCAAAATGAGTAGGGACTGGTCAAGAGCATTTAAACAAGCCTCTTTTCGCGGCGTTCCTTTTTGGGTTGATAGTGAGGGCGGTGCGGGCGGTCGGCGCGTTTCAATTCAGCATGTGGCTTATGCTGAGTCTCATGTGTCTGAGGATTTTGGATCGCTTGAAAAGGACTATCCAACTCAAATTTATGTTGCATCTGAAAATGCGGATGCTGATATTTTGGCGCTTGAGGCTGCATTCAATGCACCAGGCGCAGGGCTTTTGAAGTTACCAATGCAAGCCGAAACGCTTGTGCATGTTGAACGATATCAATTTAATCGCAGGCGCAGGGTAAACGGGTTTATTTCTTGTGGGCTTACTATTGTTGCCGCTGGCGGCGGCGTTTCTTTTCCTGCTGTTTTTGGAATTAATGCAGGGCTGCAGGCGGTAAGAAACATTAACAATCTAGTCAAAGGTATGTTTTGATAATGCTTAATGAGAGTGACGATTTTGAGCATCTTGTTGAGCTTACAGATAGGCTGGCAGGGTGGGTGCGTTTAGTTGATCTTGCGCCAAATGATGCGCAAAATCGCATTGTAGACGATCTTAGTGCGGCCAGCCTTCAATCAATAGTTGAACCTCAAGTATATGTAACTGCTTTAGGTGATTTTTTTGAAATGCTAGCCCTTGAGAATATTGCCGGTTTATCTGGCTTTGTTACAAATGAGCTTGAGTTGCTACCAAGATCAAGCAAATTATTGTTTGCGGTGCGGGGTCAATTAATTGCATTTTTGGCGCTCGTTTTGCTTGATGGGCATTATCCGGATCGAAAATCAGCAATAGACGCGCGGGCCCTGCTTGATGCCGAATTGACTTTAAGCGTGGACGGGCTTTCGCAAAACCTGCCATTTGATTTGTATGAGGCTGTTGTTAATCTTTGCGGTTCTGTTGCTTTGGAATTGGCGCGTACGGCTTCAAATGCTGCAGCGCTTATACAAGTGGAAACGGGAGTGGCGGTTCCGGTATCAAAGCTGGTTTATCAGCTTTACGGCGATCCGGAGCGGGCGGGTGATCTTGTTGCAAGAAACGGTATTTCAACACCGTTATTAATGCCTTTAAAGTTTGAGGCTTTGTACGAATGATCGGTGGTCCGTTAGAGAGTATATTACTTGAGATTGATGGTGCGGCAACTTCCGGATGGTTTGACGTTGATCTTAGTGAATCGGCTGAGGAAGCGGTGCGTACTGCTATGTTTCAATTTGCAATGCCGCCCTTGAATCAAATAAACGGTTTTGTGCCAAGGCCGGATAAGAGTGCTAAAATATATATAAGTGGTGAACTTTGGCTGACCGGATTTATTGGCGATATTACACCGGACCATGGTGAGGATGGCGGGGGCATTGGTGTTGAGGTTCTTTCGAAAACCATAGATACGGTTGAGTCTTCTGTTGTTCACAAAACTGGCCATATTAAGAATGCTGATTTGCTGGCGATTGCAAAAGAGTTTGAATCAGCTGGCGTTGAATGGGTTTCAAAAGCTGATCTAAAGCCTGAGGGTTGGCATGATGTAAATTTGGGTGAAAGTAATTTTGAAACTGTTGAGCGCGTAGCAAGATCACGCCAAAAATTGATTTATGACAATCCGCAAGGTCAAGCGGTTATTGCTGATAAACCTGAGGGTAGGCATTCAGGCGCGTTGGCTTTGGGTGTGAATATAAAATCTGCAAGTTCTACGCTTAGCAATCGCGACCGGCATACGCCCGTGATTGCGCGCGGCCAAAGTTCTCTTGGTCACGGGGCCGCTGCATTGCGATCTGAGGCAAGTGTTGATGACGATGAGATCGGTCGCATAAGACCAAAGATTGTTTTGCTTGAGGGCGAGGCAACCAATGACAAGTTGCAAGACCGTGCAAGCTGGCAATTGCGCCGTGCCGCTGGTGAATCTAGAACCTGCCAAATCACTGTACCAGGCATGCGAGATGAGGGTGGTCAGCTTTGGAAAAGAAATTGGTTGGTTTCTGTTGATAATCCTTTGATTTTTTTAAAGCAGGATATGGTGATAAAGTCAGTGGAATTTTCGCAACATACATCTGGCGGTAACCCTGAGGGGTCGTTTACAAAGCTAAACTTGGCTGACCCTCGCGCCCTTGGTGGAAAGCCTTCCAAGGGTAGTTCTGATGCGGTTTGGAGCGTTTCCGATCCTGCGCCAAAAGTTCGTGTGCAATGAAGCGCGATAACTTTCCTGCAAGCCTTTCAAGGGTTGAGTTAGTTTCTGATCGTGAAGGTGATGACAGTTTTCTATATTCAGAAATTAAAGGGCGTTACGGCGAGCAAGGGCCGGACACGCTTTCACCTCAGCAATTCGGCTTTGCTTCGCGCCCGCCTGCGGGTTCTGTTGGCTTGCGGCATACGCAAGGCGGTCAACATTCAACCCCTTTTGTGTCTGCTATGGAGCATCCTGCGCACCGTCCTAAATTGGATGGCGGCGCAAGTGCGCTTTATGATGCAAATGGGAATATCATAAAGCTTTTCGCAGATGGTGTTGCTATGGATTTTCAAACACGCACAGTCACAATGACTGCAGGTGAGTGGAATTTAAAAGGTAATTTTACCGTAGATGGCGCGTTGCATGTGACCGGCAATATTACCACGGACTCAACCAATCCGAATAATCATTCTCACTGAGTGTAAATCATTTTGAAAATTACATTTCTTGACCGGACAGAAAACTTAAACCTGTCACCCGATCTTTGTTGGCTTGGCGAATATGCTGATCTGGTAGTTGCGGATTCTGCAGCGCGTGTAAATCGCGGTGGGTTGCAATCTGAAAACGCGATTGAGACTGCGGTTATAATTTGCCTAATGACGGATGCGAGGGCGGACGCAACAGAATTGCCTGCTGGTGTAGAAAATCGCGGATGGGCTGGTGATACGTTCGATTTGCAAAATGGCGAACGGGCGCTGGGTTCTAAGTTATGGCTTTTGCGGCGGCGCAGCTTAGACGATGGGGAAGTGGTTTTGCTTGCCAAAGCATATGCTGAATTATCATTGCAAACCCTCATTGCGCAGCGGGTTTGTGTTCGTGTTGTTGCTGAGGCTAGTGTTTCGCCTGATCGCAACCGGCTTGAGCTTGACGTGGCTTTGTATGCGCAAGACGAAACACAGATTTTTGACAGGCGTTTTTCACTTTTATGGGCTGAGGTTGATTGATGAATATCGTTAAAACACTTGCAGAAATTAGCGTTTCCATACGTAACGGATTTTCTCAATCTTTGAAAAATACGGATGCGCGAATTAATGAGAATATTTTATATGTGCATAGCAAGGTTTTTGCGCTTTCAATGAAGGATGCGTATTTGCGCATTCAGTACCTGTATGAGCAGATATTTGCCACAACCGCAGATGAAAAGCATCTTGAGTTTAGACATGCGCCTGAGTTGAATATTGCGCGGAAAGCTGCGGGTTTTGCCGCTGGTAATATTAAGATTTATGCAAAAAGTGGCGTAACCTTGCCTAAAGGGTTGGTGTTTATTAGCGGCGGCCTTTCGTATGTTTCGCTTGAGGCTGTTACCGCAGCGGGGTTTGGTTATCTGACTTTAAAAGTTCGCTGTTTAACATCTGGCGTTGAGGGGAACCGAATTGAAGGCGAGGCACTTGCGCTTGCCGATCCTAGTCAATATCCGCTTTTGGAAACTGAGGCACTGGTTTTAAGCGGCGATCTTGCAGGCGGGGTTGGTGTTGAGGGCGTGGATGCGCTTCGTCAAAGGGTTTTGGATAAAAAACGAAATCCGCCGCAGGGCGGTGCTTGGCCTGATTATGAGCGATGGGCAAAGGAGTTGCCATCTGTCAGTGCTGCGTGGGCAAGACGACCGGTGAATGATTCCGGTTCCGTGGCAATTTGGTTTTTGAACGGTGAAGGCGATATACCAACACAATCAGAAATTGACGCGCTTGATGCGCATTTGGCCACTAAGCGCATTATTGGTTTGCGGCATAGATTTATTTATGCGCCGGTTGATGAGGCGCTAACGGTGCAACTTTCTATTTCACCGGATACGCCTGAAATGCGTATACGAATTAGCAATGCGATCCTTGCGGATATAGCTGCCCGCCGCCGCCCTGGACTTCCTGCTGAGATTTTAGGCGGTTCTAATGATGACTTTGTCTTGTTTGACGAATGGATATCCGAGGCGGTTAGCCGTGTTGCTGGTGAGGTTTCTCATAACCTTGTTTTGCCTGCGGATAACGTCACTTATTCAATAGGTGAGATGCCAATGACTGTAAGCGTGGTGTTTTCTTAATGTCTGTTTGGCATGCCCTTGATGGCCAAGATGTGAGCGCCGAGGCGCATGCGGGAATTGAGATTACGCGTTGGCCACGCCGTCAATTGTCTTTGTCTGGCACGTCAATTTCTGATGCTTTGTCTGACCCGAAAGCGGATGTTTTAACAGATCAGCATGTCCAGTATTTGCCGCCAGGCGCGGCGTTTGGAACGCCGGATAATTTGCCGCTTGTCCGCGAGACATTGCATTGGAATTTTTGGCGTGGGCTAGGGGATGCATTTGCTCAATTGTATCGCACTGCCTGGTTAGCGATGATGGAATCGACCGCACTTACAATAAATGCAAGTTTAGAAGATTGGGAAACTGAATATGGCTTGCCCGATCCGTGCATGCCACACGCGCAAACCATTGAGCAGCGGCTGCGATATCTGCAGTTAAAAGTGCGGGCGGTGGCAAGCATTACGCCAGGTGATTATCTCAATTTAGCGGCTGAATTAGGTATTCCTTTATTGATTGAAGAGCCTGTCTTTTTTGAGTGCGGTGCATCTGATTGCGGCGGGGCTGATGAGCTTGGTGGTCCGCCTGCTGAGCATCTTGTTGTATTCTGGCCGATTGATGTTTCGGAATGGATATTTGAAACGGGTGTGTCTGAGCTTGGTAGTGATATTCTTTATGACTTCACAGATTCCGCGGTTTTGGAATGTGTGTTTTCCAAAATATTACCGGCGGGTTTTAGCCCTGTTTTTTCATACAGCTACAATTCTGAGTTAGCTATTTTATAATGGAGAATTTACATGGACAGAATTAAACCGCTTAGCCCCGTTACCTTTTTGCCGGTTGATGAGGTGTATAGGGACCGGCAATCAGGTGTGCGAGGTAACGGTCCGCCCGCTAAGTTTTTTAATAATGTTAGCGATGAAATGCTGCATGTTATTGATTACTTTTTGGGTGATGGCAGCGAGGGCAGCGGACAGGATGGCAATGACCTTGAGCAATTGCGCAAAGCCATACAAGCGGCGGTGGCTGGTGTCGGCGGCGATGGCGGGCCGCTTACGACTGAGGAGGTGCAGGATATTGTTGCTGAATTTATGTCCAGCACCGGCGCGTCTATTGTTTACGATGATGCCGGCAATGCGCTTTCAATTGATCTTGATTTTGCAAGTAATGCAGAAACGCAAGCGGGCGTTATTGGCAATAAAGCTGTAACACCCGCAGGTCTTTCTAGCCGTTCAGCTGCTTTCAATAGGACGGGGTTAGTTCAACTAGCATCAAGCACGGAGGTTCAGACAGGAACAGAAAATTCTAAAGCTCTAACACCCGCTGGTTTAAGTACGCGAACGGCAACTATTGATCGCACTGGTTTGGTTGAAAGATCAACAGATGCGGAAGTTATTGCTGGCACTGCAGATAAAATTCCAGATGCGGAGCAGATAAAGAAATATTTTCTACCGCGTTTTATTGACGGCAATTCGGCAAGTGAGGCTAATATTAGCTTCATACCTATCGTTGAAAGCTCAATTGCGTATTTTGGCTCTTCAGTAACAACAGGTGCGATTGAATTTGCTTTCAACGCGGAAGCCTCAAACACTAACACAATGTTATCTTTTGAGGTTGTGTTGGATAACTATAGTGGCGTTGGTAATTCTGGTGCTGTTAAATATTTAATCTCCGGTTACCTCAAAAACCAAGATCAGAACTGGCGCGAACCGTTGAACGTGTGGTGTAGTAACCCTGAAAAACAACTGCCGGTCCATTTTAGGTATGATACATCCAATGACCTTGCGTATGTTTATATTGGTGATTTAGATGACCAGCAAAGTTTTGGTGGAGTCGTAATTACAAACTTATTTGTGCGCTATACGGGAACTGAGGAATTAAATTTAGTATCCGCCATTACCACAAGTCTAGTTACATCCTTTAAAGGCTCTAGTGATGCAACAATAGAGCCTGAAGATGTGACATATGTGCCAGGCATTACCGACATTGGCTCACCTATTTTGGCAACATACCAAGTAAACTCCAGCATTACTCAAGGTAACGAGATTTCAGGAACATCTCTTAGATACGCTCGTGAAATTGGCGGCGATAACGGCTCTTTTGTAAACACAGGAGTTTGGCGGGCGCATGCTGCTAGTGTTCCAGATGGCAGGGGAGATCATCTGCCAATTTTGTGGGTTCGAGTTAGTTAAGCTTCAAATCGTATAAGGAATGTAATTATGAAAATAGTTGTAATCAAAGCAGTTGACGATCTCGTATATCCCGAAAATTCAGCGATTAGCGGGCGCACTGTAAATGTTGAAGTGGTAGAAAATTTCGAGTTTTCCAACTTCGAATATGCACATGATAGTTTGCGTCTTTTGACTACCGTCATAGAGCAAGATGGCAATGAGCCGGACATAGAAAAGCATGAGTTTATTGAGCCAAGTGAAACACACGATTGGTTGATTGATAAGTTTGGCCGCAAGCGTGTACCGCAAATGCATATAGGTAGTGAATGGCCGTTGTTGAATTGTCGATTAGATGACGAATTAATATTGGTTGATGATCTATGGGTTTTGCGTACAGATGCCATGCGATTTACATCCTTGAAAGCAGAAATGTTGGCTGGAATTATTCCAGCAGCAAACAAATTTACGGCACGGCTTGAGGCGCGATATCCCAGTATTGTTCAAAAAGGTTTTGACAAAAAGGAAGCGGAGGCCCGCGCCATAAAATCGGTGTCAGATGCAAGTGGTGATGTGGATGCGGCTATCGCTGCAGCTTTGCTGATTAAAAACCTTGCCACACTTTCGCAAATGAACAACGCAGATGTGGTGACCCTTTGTGAAAGCATAATAGCTAAAGCGGAAGAATTTTCGCAAATCACGGTGGCGGTCGAGTGTATGCAAAATGTCTCATTTGCAGCAATCACGGCAGTACCAGATGGCGATCTTTCCGCTCTGATAGCGGTGCGTGAACAGCTTTATACACAAGCGCAAGCATTGGCTGCGCAGCATGGTCTTGCCTGATGGCTGTTCGGTTTTCCCAGTTTGATGATTTTTCTTTGCTCGATAATTCACGTAAATTCTATGTATTGGATAAACCTCTAGTATGGGATATTGGCATGAAGGGTTCCGGTTGGAGCCTTGAAGTGCCTGCCGGAATTATCTTTGATATTTCAGTGCCACGCTGTCTTGAGTGGATATTATCACCTCATGACAAACGCATACTCTTAGCGGCTCTTGTGCATGATGTTTTGCTTAGGCGCGGGCATGATGCTGCATTTTCATCATCTGAGTTTAGGCGGGCGGCAATCGCTCGCGGTGTTAACGGCTCGTTTGCTTGGATGCTGTTTTTTGCAACGCTAATTTGGGCTGTTTTAAAGAGCAGATGAATCAGATTTTCTTTTGATTTTCAAAAATACAAAAGGGTTATGAATATGAACGCAATCCCAAATTGGCGGGTTGTACTGCGCTATGCGTGGTCTGTCCGGTTGATGCTTCTTGCGGCAGTTCTTTCCGGCGCAGAAATAGCGATGCCGTTTTTAGAGGGCATTATTCCTGTGCCAAGAGGTGGCTTTGCGGCTCTATCCGCAGTGCTGACAATCGCGGCTTTTATTGCCCGTTTTATTGCTCAAGATGTGAAAGGAATTAGGGATGAGTAGATTGAAAAAAGGCGCGGCAATTACTGGTGTGATTGTCGCAATGGTAGGTGCATTTGAAGGGCTTCGGCTTTCCGCTTATCGCGATCCGGTTGGTATTCCAACAATCTGTTTTGGTGAAACAAAGGGTGTTCGAATGGGGCAAAAACATACGCTTGAAGAGTGTCAGGGCATGCTTGTTGAAAGCCTTAAAGCGCATGAGCGCGGCATGGTTAAATGCCTGCGAAATCCAAACGCTATTTCAGACAAAACATATGGTGCGTTCTTATCATTTACTTACAATGTTGGCGTAGGTGCGTTTTGCAAATCCACACTTGCGCGTAAAGCCAATGCTGGCGATTTGGTGGGTGCTTGTAATCAATTGCCAAGATGGGTGAGGGCGCGGGGCATAAAATTGCCTGGGCTGGTGAACCGGCGCAAAGCTGAGCAAAAAATGTGCCTTGATGGGTTGCTGTGATGGCGGCTTTTCTAAGCGTTGCCCGTGTCATTTTTCTTTCCGGCCCGCGCATACCGATTGGCCTGGTTGTGGCTGCGATGTTGGCTTTGTATTTCTACAAGGATGCAATGTGGATTCTTGAGGCGCGTGAGCGGGTTCGTACGGCTGTTTTAGAGCTTGTGAGTGAGGGTGAAATTGCAGCGCTTAAAGCGCAATTGGCTGTGCAGAAAAAACACGCGGATGATCTGCGCAATTTAGACCAAACCAAAACAATCTTAATCGACAATTTGAAAGATATGCTTTCCGAATTTTCCGTGCGTGAGCGCGAGAATGCGGTTGTCAGGCAAAATCAAGAGGATGAAATCAATGAAATGCTTAACGCACGTCCACTTGCGAAATGTGGTGAGGTTAGTTGCTGCGGTTTCCCTGATGGCGTTTGGGACCGGCTGCGCGACTACAAAGCCGAGCGATGAATTTGTCCAGGCTGCAATTCAAAAAGAGATCGCCAAACAAGCAACATTAGAACGTGAGCGGTTTAACCGCGCGGCGGATATTGTTCGTGCATCTGCTCAAGTTTTGCCAGCAAAGTGCGGTGCGCGTGTTTTGGCGAGAATAAGCAAGCAGGACAAAACTGATCCGCGCAGGGTTGCGGTTAAATATCAAGCCGCACTCGTGGCCGCGAATGATCGAGCCGGTGAATGCAAAAAGCTTTCGGATAATAGCCGGAAAGCAATTTTGAAAGCTGCAGATTCAATCGCTCAAATTGATACTGGAAATGGGGATTACTTCAAATGATTTGCATGATTATGAAATCCGGCGTGATGCAGAATTTTCCAATTCCGGTCACTTCAATCGGCCACGCATCCGAAGTTTTTGACGAATACGTTTTTGACGATGATGGCGACTTTGTGAGGGGTGCTGAGCCTATGGCTGAATATTCAAATGATGGTTTGCAGGTTCGTAAGGGGATATTTGAAATGGTGATCGAGCGATGATTTGGTTTGGGAAATGGCTAAGACGGGCGGGTGAATTTTCGGGCTATGTTGTAAAAATAGCTGCGGCGTGGTCAATTTTAGTAGGCGTGTTGTATTTCATTTTTGAACCGCGTGTGCAGCCGTATTTGAATTTACCAACAACAATAGCAGCGAACGCTAGAGCAACACAGGAAAACACAGAAACATTGCAGCTTTTCGGGCAACGCATAGCTGATATGGAAGTCGATCTACGAGACTTGGCTCCTGATTTGAAAATAGCCGAATATGACGAGGCTTTGTCTTTTCAAGTGGGTAAATGTTATTTAGGCAAGCCATGCGCAATGCGGATAAGATTTAGGCGGACCGAATACGGAAAACAATGCGATGCGCCTAAAGCCTCACCAAAAATTATCAATCATTTCGGGCAACGATATCCAACTACATATATAGATTTTGAGCCAATCCAAGGTGATACTGACTGGCAAGTAATCTTGTTTTCAGTGCTGATACCGGATGGCGTTATTAAGGGCAGCTCGCGCTATTATGCTGAATTGATATATTCGGGATGTTATCCGGATAATCCAGCCAAAATCAAACGCGAACGGTCCATTTATATTCAGCTACATGTTGAATGAACTAATTCGGCAATGCTGCCGGATAACTGGTTACACTTTACTGTGTGACTTTGTTTGTACCTCCCCCAAACTTTACCCGCCCTCCTTAATTGGTTGGCGGGTTTTTTTGTTTTATAGGCCCCTTAAATGTGTGGTTTAAATAAATCGACAAAACAACTTGCCGCTTGGTTTATTTCACCCAGCTTCGTTCGGGTTTTGAGTAATTCTTCTTCATTGTCCCAAAGCCTTTTTGTGACCCTCTCAAGCGCGCGTCCATTGTGTCTTGGTCGCATTTGGTTTCGATCTGATATTCAACACCAAACACATCATCTTGAACGCCCATTTTCCCTCTATTCTTCTTCGTTCATGTAGGAGACAACAGCGGCAACCACATCGCAAATTTCTGTCTGGCGGGGGCCGTGTGGATTTAGCATTCGAACAGCCGCAACATGACCCTGTGTGTAACCACGTTTTCGTTTAATTGTTTCGTATTCAATTGGCGATCTGCGCATTTGTTCGTCGTTCGCGCGGTCAACATAATACTCGACACCTGTGCGAGTGTCGGTCACCATGTACTGCCAGCCCTTGCCTATATCGACTTCATAGTGTTCGCCGACTTTCCAGCGAGGGAGAAGCCTAATCGGACTTTCTGGAAGGTCTTGAACCTTCAATGAATTAGTGGCTTGCATTGAAAAGCATCCTGTCTGTGTTGTGGATGGCATCACGCTTTGTCGGTTTAGGGTCTGTATACAAAAGACGGTCCCATTTTGCCGCTGCAATCCAGCCGCCAAGCCGCTCCTCAAACGTAACGCGCACAATATTCTTACCATCGGTTCGATCATATTCTCCGGCGAAATGACGTTTGGTTGTAAGCATGACCCCTCCTAATTTTGATGTTTAATTTGCCTTTTTGATTTCCAATACATTGAGCAATAAAATCGTTTTTGTCAATACTATTAATAAAATTAATGCAAGAAATTTTTGTAATACACTTATTGACACTTGCGGAATCGATCTGTATGTATTACCGCATGGATATGGCTAGAACAAAAAAAGTGGTAAGCATCTCACCTGACCCAAAATTGATTGAGCGACTAGAGGCTTGGTTATCTAAGCAAGAGTTTCCTCCATCGAAAACAGCTGTGTTTGATAAAGCTCTTGAAGATTTTTTGGATAGGCGAGGCGGGTGACGCCGACTGGCAAGTGATCTTGTTTTCAGCTTTGATACCGGATGGCGTTATTAAGGGCAGCTCGCGCTATTATGCAGAATTGATATATTCGGGTTGTTATCCGGATAATCCAGACAAAATCAAACGCGAACGGTCCATTTATATTCAGCTACATGTAGATTAAACTAATTCGGCAATACTGCCGGATAACGGGTTGCGCCTTACTGTGTGACTTTGTTTACGTCCCCCAAACTTTACCCGCGTTCTCTTAATTGAGTTCGCGGGTTTTTTGTTTGTCTGAAAATATTTTAAAAAGACAATTGACTCTTTTGGGATTATGTTCCTATTTTGTTCTTGTTGATTTAATGCAGTTCATAGGAGTGTAATCTGGTGCGAAAGCCGGAAACGATAGAGTATTTGTATCTCGACTTTGATGGATTTTTTGCATCTGTTGAGCAACAGGCTAGACCGCATTTAAGAGGTAAGCCTGTTGGCATCGTACCATTTGATAATACTGAATTTACGTGTGTGATTGCTTGTAGCAAAGAAGCTAAGGCGAGAGGGTGTTCTAATGTCATGCGCCTTGCAGATGCTAAAGCAAAATGCCCTGATCTTATCTTGCAACCACAAACACCGGATTTATACAGACGCGCTCATAATACGTTGATATCTGAGATTAGCGCAGTTGTTCCCGTGGAAGCGGTTAAGTCTATTGATGAGATAACTTGCAGATTAGACGATAAGCAACGACATAACCCTGAGGAACTTGCTGCAGCTATCAAACAACGCATCGTCAGATATGTTGGTCCGCATATCACGTGCTCTATTGGCTTTGCACCTAACCGTCATCTAGCAAAAATTGCTGGCAAGCAAAACAAACCAGATGGCGTGACTATCTGGCATCCATATGCCTTTCCGTATGTTCTTTATCCGGTTCCATTTGAGGATATACCAGGCATCGGTCCACGAATGGAAAAACGTCTTATGCAAATGGGCATTTATGACATGCAAGCATTGCTGTCATTACAACCCAAACACATGCGTAAGATCTGGCGTAATGTAACAGGCGAACGACTTTGGTATGCGCTGCATGGCTACGCCATTCATGCGCAAAAAACAGAACGCGGTCACTTTGGACATGGCCGTGTGATATCGCCAGAGGACCGCCTTAGAGACAAAGTAAAACCGATTGCACGAATGATTGTGATTAAAGCGGCAAGGCGTATGAGAAAGGCTGGGTATTACGCAAGCCGATTATACATGCAATGCAATTACCGAGAAAACTATCAGGACAGGTTCTTTGCTGACAGCATAACCCTTCCAGTGGTCAGTGATGATAAGGCTTGTCTTGATGGTATGAATGCAATGTGGGCGCGTTTGTGCGCTTTCCTGCCAGCTAATATCAGAATTGTTCGCATAGGCTTTACGCTTGGCGATGTTTCCAAAGCGGGCATTCGGCAACTCGACTTTTTAATTGATGATGATGCTGAGCGCAGGAAATGGGAACGCGCCAATCAAGCAATAGATCATCTCAACTCAAAATACAGCAAGTCACTTGTCACGCTTGGCGAATGGAAGCCACCCGCAGGCGGCAATCTTGGCGGTAAAATCTCTTACACACGCATCCCTAGAGCGGAGGATTTCTGGTGAGTTGGAAAACAGAATTACAAATCATTGATTTGGACAGAAACCAAAAGATTGAAGTGACGTGCAGAAAGTGCGGTCACTCACATTATGAAAACCCGTATTTGCTTATTAAGAAATATGGCCTCGACTTCCAATATCTGGATGAAGTCGAACGCTTACTTCATTGTCATGAACGTGGTTGTAGGGGCGATGTGCGGATTGCACTGTCTGCCAGTGGTGAGACTGAGGGATTTGTGGGTGGTTTGGCTTGATCAGCTCCAAAAGTACATCGCACCGGCAATCACTATAAGAACAATGACTGCCCAAATGTAGGTCCATTTAGTAACAGGTGGCCCGCCATAATCAGGATGTTTATCATATCCAGGCAATATATTTCTTTCTTAAGTCCTGTTGATATTAAATTATACCTTCGGCTTCTAACTGTGATTTTGCTAGTTTTTTATAATGTTCTTTGCGTTTTAGATCGATTGCGGCAACGACATCCTTGCCTGGGGTTGCGTGGACGAAAGCTATGTCCCAACGCTCGTATTCCGTTTTTTCCTTTTCAAAGATTTCACGGGCTCGTTTCTCAATTAGGTTATCTTTTGGCATTAATTTTCCTTGCTCTTATCTCTAATCATATAGGGTATAAATGTGAAACTGGAAAAGTCGTTGTTGGAGAATATCTTCTCAAGAAAAAACATTTGATACACCGACAATATGACTAATTCTCAAAAAAAATGATACTTTTTCCGAGATAATCCCGAGATTAAGTTGAGCGGTTTTCATAAAGATTAATAACTTCAATATCTTGCCCGTGGCTATATAATAAGCCCCCCAGGCGAGTGCGCTACCAGACTGCGCCACGCTCCGACATCACATTGTTTATAGGCAGGCAAACCTCTCAATTCAATAAGAGAATATTGATATCAAACTATGATGCGGATAGCGGATACAATTGATCTTTTGCGGGGGAAGGGGCGCGGCTGATGTTATTTGCTTTACGGTATTTTTTTTCAAGTAATATGCAGCCCCACATGATGCCAAGCAGTAAATACACATGACGCCAGTGATCGATGTC